GTAGAGCCAAGCCGTCAAGTGTCGCGTATTGCCATGACTAGCAAACGTAACCTCAAGCGCATTAATAACCCGGATGATGTGATGGCAATGCCTTACGGCATAGTTGCTAATCGCCAGCGGTACAACATTTACGCAGGCAATTTCTAATGCAAACGCCGATTCTTGGGTCGGCCTATGTTGCTCGCAGTATCAACGCTGCGGCCAATCGCATGGTCAATCTGTTCCCAGAGATTGTTCCTGAAGGCGGTAAAGATCCAGGCTTTCTAAACCGCGCTCCGGGGCTAAAATTCTTGGCTAGTGTTGGTTCTGGCCCTATCCGAGGGTTGTGGTCTTACGGCAAATACGGCTATTGCGTATCTGGTCCTAACTTGTACCGTATAGATCCTTATTGGACGGTAACGTTGATTGGGCCAATTGCAGGTACAGGCCAAGTAAGCATGGCCGACAACGGCGTTCAACTGTTTATAGCTTGCAACCCACAGGGTTACATCTACAACAACATCACGCAAGTCTTACAACAGCTTACTGGAGATAGTTTTCCGGGTGCTGGAACTGTTGGTTACTTGGATGGGTACTTTGTATTTAATCAGCCTAACAGCCAAATCATATGGATTACCAGCTTGTTTGAAGGAACAGCTATTGATTCTTTGGATTTTGCTAGCGCAGAAGGCGCTCCAGACGAAATTGTTTCTTTGATAATTAACCATCAAGAGCTATGGTTGTTTGGAACAAACTCTGTTGAGGTATGGTACGACTCTGGTAACGCAGACTTCCCTTTAACACGCATCCAAGGGGCGTTTAACGAGATTGGCTGTGCTGCTACGTACTCGGTAGCCAAACTTGATAACGCGGTCTTCTGGCTGGGTTCTGATGCCCGTGGCAAGGGTATTGTGTATCGTGCCAATGGTTACACTGGCACTCGCGTTAGCACTCACGCAATTGAATACGCCATAGCCCAATACGACACCATTTCAGATGCTATTGCGTACACCTACCAACAAGAAGGTCACGCATTCTATGTTTTGATCTTTCCGTCAGGCAATGCGACATGGGTCTATGATGTGTCTACTCAAGCGTGGCATGAACGTGCTGGTTGGGAAGATTCACAGTTTGTAAGGCATCGTTCTAACTGCCAAATGTATTTCAACAATCAAGTTGTTGTTGGCGATTATGAAACAGGAACGCTTTATACCTTTGATTTGGATGTGTACGCTGACAATGGCCAAGTTCAAAAATGGTTGCGGTCTTGGAGAGCGTTGCCTTCAGGTAAAAATGACCTAAAAAGAACTGCTCAGCATAGTTTGCAACTGGACGCTGAAAGCGGTATTGGTTTGTCTGGTATTGCGCCAGGCGACGTATTTGGCTACCTATTGACTGAAAGTGGCGACTTGCTGATTACGGAAGACGGTCTATACATTGAAGTAACTGTTCCTACTGTACAAGGCGCAAACCCCACTGTGGTGTTACGTTGGTCTGATGATGGTGGTCATACTTGGTCAAATGGTTACGCATCGTCAATGGGAAGAATTGGTGAGTATGGCCGACGCATTTTTTGGCGTAGATTGGGCATGACGGTCAAGCTGCGGGATCGCGTTTATGAAGTGTCAGGAACAGATCCTGTAAAAATAGCAATCATGGCTGCTGAACTAGCAATCTCAGGAACCAATGCGTAACATTACAAGCATTCCCGCCCCAAGGGTTTCGTTAATAGACGAACGTACTGGACTCATGTCTAGGGAGTGGTATCGTTTCTTTCTCAACTTGTTTGTTCTTACGGGTAGTGGAAATTATGATGTGACCATGCAAGATTTGATGGTGTCCCCATCTACTTTTGTGGTTGACGCTCAAGTTGCTGTTTTACAGACACAGATACAAGACCTGAAGACAGGTCCTACAGTTGCCTCGCTACAAGACCAGATTGCTGTTCTGCAAACCCAGATACAAGACCTAAAAACAGGACCAACGGTTGCTTCATTGCAAGACCAGATTGCTGTTTTAAACACTGCTGTTCAAGGTTTGGCAGTTAGTATTCCACCACGTACATAAGGATTCGATATGGCAGTCACAACAAAAGTTCTTTGCGAAGCCACCGTTATTGCGCTTGCTCCAGCTACAACAACAATGTACACAGCACCTAGCGGTACGGTAACTATCATTGATAAAGTAACGGTTACAAATTACAGCGCATCATCAGCAACAGTAGTTGTGTACATTATTCCTTCAGGTGGAAGTGTCATTGACGCAAACGCCTTGGTTAAAAAGACATTGGCTGCAAAAGAGGTGTATACCTGCCCAGAAATAGTTGGGCATAACTTAGCAACTGGTGACGCCATTGTTAGCAACGCCGATGCTGTAACAGCCGCTTCGCTCCGCGCATCAGGGCGTGAGGTTACTTGATGCCTGTCATGTCTCAAGAGTGGCAAGATCAAAACCAAGCCAATAAGAAAAGTTGGTGCTTGGGGAATCAACACGCAATTGAGTTTTTGAACTATTTTTTTGACGCAGTGGAATTGTGGGATGACTTGATAGACAAAGACGTAACCATTGAGGATAGCCATGTCAATCGGGTGTTTACGTCTTTAATGTTTGTTCTTCCATCAAATGCTTGGTTTGTGGCAAACTACACTTATTACCAGCCTTTGATTATGGCGTCAATCAACGGGTTCCACGATGCCAATGAAATGTGCAAAAGTGATAAAAAGCACATAAGAAACTTAGCGTTTCACATTCGCAATCTAGGAATTGAGATCATTATTGCCACTGCGTTTTTGATTGGTGGCTTTGAGCATATGCGTAAAGTGTCCCGAGACATTCGAGAGTTTTACGCTTTTGAAACTTTTGATGAGTGGGAGAATAATCATGCCTGATCCCGTAACAGGAATAAGTGCTGGCGCGTCAATACTTGGTGGCGCAATGTCATCTAACGCGGCGCGTGATGCGGCTAATACGCAAGCTGCTGCGGCTGACCGTGCTGCTGCTCTGCAAAAAGATATCTATGACCAGCAAACAGCTTTAAACGCACCGTACCGCGAAGCAGGGCTAAAAGGCCAAAATCGGATGATGGATCTGCTTGGACTAAGTGGAAATACTGGTGCTGCTGATTATGGGCGGTACACCAAAGATTTTGGCATGGGCGATTTTCAAGAAGATCCTTACCAAAAGTATTTAAATAATAGGTTAACTAAAAATCTTGGTGCACGGTATGCTGCATCCGGTCTTTCTGGCTCTGGTGTAGGTCTTAGAGGATTAGCAGATTTAACTTACGAAACATCCTTAAAAGGTTATAACGATGCTTACAACCGATACCAGACCAATCGCGCTAATCAACTACAACCCCTTGGTAGTCTAATGGCGTCGGGGCAGTCTGCGGCTAATCAACAAGGAGCCCAAGCAGGACAATACGGCACAAACGTAGGCAACCTAATGGGGCAAGCTGGTCAGTCTATAGCTGCTGGTCAACTGGGCGCTGGTAACACGCTAAACAACGCACTTGGAACGGCAGCTAGTGCATACCAAAACCAAAGCAATTTTAACAATTTTTTAGCTGCTCAAAATAATCAGCGTGGTTTGATGGGCGGCTTAATGTTAAATTCAAACCCAACATATTCTAATAATATGTACGGATATATGAGGGATCAATAATCATGGCTGATCTAAATTCTATGATTGCTCAAGGAGCGCAGTTCCAAGCGCCGATGGACCCGTTTGCACAGTACGGCAAGATGCAACAGTTGCAACAGACCCAGCAAGCCAACGCGCTGAACCAGATGAAGATGGATGAGTATGTAAGGGGCCAGCAGGAAAGCAATGCCTTGCGCCAGTTCTTGCCGGGTCTTAACGAAAGCAATCGCAGTCAGTTGCTGGGCTATGGCGCAGCGGGACAGGGCGTCTACAAGACGATGGCTGAAGGAGATAAGCAACGGCGATTGGCTGAACAAGCAAGGTCGCAAGCTGAATTAAACGACGCCAAAATCTTGACAGAAGTTGTTGCGCGAACCAGAAATGTAGTCGCGGGAATAGATCCAAATGATGCGCCTAAATACATGGCGTTACGTGAAAGCATTGTGGCTCAGTACCCAAAACTTGCGCCGTATATGCCAAACGAATGGAACGCAAATACCCAGCAGGGTCTTATTGTTACCGCTGACAGTTTGTTAGAAAGGCAAAAGCCCAATATTGCACCAATAGATGTCTCTAAATTTACGCCAGAGTCTTTGCAAGCATATTTAAACAGTAAAAACCCGGCTTCTTTAGTCGCGGCAGCACCAAAACCAGTTAACCCATACGCACCTATAGACCCAGCTAAATATACGCAAGGCTCATTAGAAGCATATGGTTTGTCAGGCAAAGTTAGTGATTTAGTGCCACTACCAACAAAAGCAGCTAACGCATTTGCGCCAATAAATGTAAAAGACTTCACACCAGAATCAGTAAAAGCGTTTGTAGCTAGTCAAAACCCTGCTGATTTAGTTGCTGCCCCATCAAAAGCAACCAACCCATTTGCTCCAATAAATGTAAAAGATTACACCCCAGAATCATTAGAAGCATATGGTTTGTCAGGCAAAGTTAGCGATTTAGTACCAGTGCCAGCAAAAGCAGATAAACCAGTAAGTTTAATCAATCAAATTGATCCATCTAAATTTACGCCTGCATCGGTCGCTAAATTTGCTACGTCACAAAATTATGCTGATTTGGAACCAGTAGCAACTAAAGCAGACAAGCCTGCAAGCCTAGTGAACCAAATAGATGCGTCTAAATTTACGCCTAGTTCAGTTGCTGCGTTTAATACTGGCGGAGACTACAGCCTTCTTGTTCCTGTTGTTTCAGCTACTAAAGCTGATCGCACTATTGCAAATGTAAACCCAAATGATTTTACGCCAAAGTCTTTGGACAAATATTTGATCAGCGGTAAGTATGCAGACTTAGTGCCTGTGTCTAAATCTAGAGGCGGTGAGGGTGGAACGGCAGTTCCTAAAGCTCCTTCTGGTTATCGACTTACAAAAACTGGCGATCTTGAAGCTATTCCGGGTGGCCCAGCGGCTAGTAAGCCTATGACAGATTTGCAAAAACAAGCCCTTAAGAAGGATTTTGCTGCTGACACATCTAAAGTTAAAGCAGCAATAGATACAGCCGATGAAATGGAAAAATTAACTGATGATTTGGTTGGGAACCCAGATAAAAAAATTGCACCTCATCCCGGCCTTAGTGGCATTAAGGGATTTCAAGGTTTGCTGCCATCTTTTGCAGAAAGCCCAGTTACATCGGGTAATGCAGCCAAAGCAGAACAAAAATTGGAAACTTTTAAGGGAAAAATTAAATCTTTGGGTAGGTCAATTGCGTCTTTAGATGGAAAACTTGGCAACATGGCTGTTCAAGAATGGCAAATGGTTTCTGACTCTGTTCAAGCAATTAAACCAACCGCAGGGAATCTTGATGAACAAATGCGTGACGCCGTTCGCCAAGCCCGTTTACTTGCTAAAAATTTACGGGATAAATTTGACCTTACTTACGAAGACACATCTCCAGCAACCGCGCCCGGTAGACCAGCGCCTGTTGCGGCAGCAAGAGTTGCGCCTCCCCCCGGCTTCAAACGAGATTAAAGGCGCATCATGGGCTTGCAAACCGCGACTAATCCTGATACTGGTGAACGTGTTGTTTTGGTGGGCGACCAGTGGAAGCCGTTTACGGAAACTGCCACCAATGACAAAGGTGTTAAAGCTTATTTGACTGGTGACAAGTGGCTTACTGATGAAGGCCCAGCGGCTCCTGCTGCTGCGCCAAAAAAACAGCGTGGCTTTTTTGAGTCTATTGGCGCTCCATTTCAAGCACTGTCTGAAGGAGTCATTAAAGGCGGTGGCAACGTCATGTTTGGTGGACAACAGCTTGTTGGACAGGGATTGCAAGCGGTAGGGGCAACTCAAGCTGGTCAAGCCCTGATTACTGACGCCCAGCGCCGCCAAGCCGAGTCACAAGCGCGGGTTGCACCATTCAAACAAGAGTACCCAATGTCAACTGGTGCTGGTGAACTTGGCGCAGAAGCTGGCATTACAGCACCCATAGGCGGTT